AGCAAGATAGCCATTGATGATTAACTGCGCACCCGCTACTAAGGCAAGGAGCCACGATCGCATGCCAGACAATGCAGGGGGGCCCAGAAAACGAAAGTGCGTCAGCGGGCCGGAAATCGCCCCCTGTGGCCATTCCGTATTCGCGACAGCACCCGAGCGCACCGTCGAGGCCGTGAGGCAGCACGCGTGCGGCGGGACCTGCGCCATCTGCGGCGCCGAGCCCGCGACGCACATCGCTGCGTTGCTCGGCAAGGCGTCATTGGTCTGCGAGGCGTGCGCCGCACGCATCATCGCGTCGAACCTCTCCCGCTGGGAGCCCGAGGCATGAGCGACCTGCAGGACGACGGCGACGCCATCTGCAGACGGACAGGAGAGCCGTGAAATGGTCCTAAGCCGCGAAAAACAGCTGGAGACGATGTCGCAGCGCCAGCGTAAGGAGTGGGCAAAGGCGCGCGACATCGAGACTGCCTACCGGAAATTCAGAAAAAAACACAGGCGCAACGTCACCAGACACAGGCGCAGCCGAGACAGCTTCCGCCTGTTCTGCGAATCGTATTTCGCCAACAGCTTCGGTATTGCATGGTCCGGCGATCACCTGACGGTGCTCGGAAAAATCGAACGCGCAGTGCTTGACGGCGGGCTATTTGCGCTGGCCATGCCTCGCGGCAACGGCAAGTCGACGCTGTGCCTGGCCGCGTCGCTGTGGGCGCTGCTCTATGGACATCGCCGGTTCTTGGCCATCATCGCCGCCACCGAGGCGCACGCTTGTGAAATGCTTGGCAACTTGCGCTCAGTGTTCGAGCAAGAGGAGCTGCTCGCCGCCGACTTCCCCGGCGCCGTGTTCCCGGTGCGTGCGCTTGAGGGAATCACGCACCGCGCGAACGGCCAGCTGTGGCGTGGGTTCCGGACGCATATTTCGTGGAAATCTGACCAAGTCATTCTTCCGCAGGCCCCGGCGCGCATTCCTGGGTCTGAGGGATGCGGCGCGACGATCCGCGTTGCCGGCCTGACCGGCCGCATCCGCGGAATGAACCGGCGTGGCCCAGATGGCGAAACGATGCGGCCGGACTTTGTCATCCTGGACGACCCGCAGACCGACGAGAGCGCGGCGAGCATTGCGCAGAACCGGACACGCGAGCGGATCGTTGCCGGTGCCATCCTCGGCCTGTGCGGACCTGGCGCCCACATGGCCGGTGTCATGCCGTGCACCGTGATTCGGCAAGGCGACATGTGCGACCGCGTCCTTGATCGCGAGCGGCACCCTGAATGGAACGGCGAGCGCATGGCGCTTGTCTACAGCTGGCCGACGAATAGCGAGCTGTGGGAAAAATACGCGGACATGTGGCGAGCCGGCAGGGACGCAGAAACAGGCATGCACGATGCGTCAGACGCCACGGCGTTCTACGCAGCCAACCGCGCAGCGATGGACGAAGGTGCATCGGTCGCATGGGAGGGACGCAAGCGCGACGGTGAGCTGTCGGCGCTGCAACATGCCTACAACTTACGCTTAGAACATGGCGACGAGGCGTTTTTCTCGGAATATCAGAACGCCCCGCTGTCAATCGATCACGACGGCGCCGGCGAGCAGCTGACCGCAGAAGAGGTCGGCGAGAAGCTCAGCGGCATGCCACGCGGCGGTGTGGGCCTATCCGCCGACATGGTCACCGCGTTTGCTGACGTCCAGGGCAACAGCCTCTGGTACGTCGTCGTCGCCTGGAAGCGCGATTTCACTGGCGAGCTTATCGACTACGGCGTATGGCCAGAGCAGGGCGCGTCTTATGTCACCGTCAACGAAATTCGCAAGACGCTGCAGTCTACATATGGAGACCTTGGTCTTGAGGGTCAGATCTACGCCGGCCTACAAGACCTGTCGCGCTTCCTGCTCGGCACGCGCTACACATGCAGCGACGGCAGCAAGCTCCGCATTGACCGAATGATGATCGATGCCAATTGGGGCATGTCTACCGAGGTGGTCTACCAGTTCTGCCAGCAATCAGAGTTCGCCGCGCTGCTGACGCCTAGCCACGGAAGCGGCATCACTGCGAGACAGAACCCGATGTCGAAATGGCGCAAGGCGCGCGGGGAGCGCATCGGGATCAACTGGCGCATGCGTCGTGCGCGCCGCGGTTTGCGCTCGGTAATTTATGATACCAACTTTTGGAAGACCTTTGTCATTGGACGCCTGCGAACCGCACGCGGCGACAAGGGCTCGCTGCTGCTCTACGGGCGGCCAGGCATCGGCGTCGACAGCCACACCATGCTTATCGACCACCTGACCAGCGAGTACGCCGTGCGCACCGGTGGACGCGGGCGCGAGATCGACGAGTGGAGCCTACGGCCTGGCCGCGACAACCATCTGTGGGACTGTCTGGTTGGCTGTGCCGTCGCAGCAAGCGTCGAGGGCGCCGCCCTGGTCATCGATGGCGCCGCTATGGACGGCGGCCGCCGCAAAAGACAGCCGCTGGCGCCTGGATCAGATAGCGAGCGCCCGCGCATGAGCGACGCCAAGGAGCGTGCCGCGCAGGAGCGTAGGCGTAACGCTAGCAACAGGCCGCGCATGAGCGAGGTGCAGAGGTCCCGACGCCGTCGCTAGCCGCGCATGGGCGCGCGACATCCACATATGCACGTCGTAGCACTGCAATAGGGTATCTGATGGCGTAGAAGGCCACGTTGGGCCGGCGTACCATAGTCGGCCATGGCCGACCTGCAGACCGAAATCGAGGACGCTGCCGACCGACCGAAGCGCGCCACCGGCGATCACGGCACCTACGACCAGCACCCGCTGCCGGACCTGATCGAAGCAGACCGCTACCTACGGGGTCGTGAGCGCCAGAACGCCGGTAAGATCGGCGTCAAGTTCCGGCAAATCCGTCCGCCTGGGTCAGCCTGATGGCAGTCCGGCGCATTTCCGAGCGCGGACGCATGAGCGCCGACCAGATCGAGGCGCGGCAGCGCGCCCGCGATGCGGCTCGCGCCGTGATCCGAGCCAAGTTCGACGCTGCCCAGACGACAGACCAAAACACCAGGCATTGGGCAAACGCCGACGCACTCAGCGCCGACGCTGCGGCGAGCTACGGCGTCCGCACCACGTTGCGCAACCGTGCCCGCTATGAGGTTGCCAACAACTGCTACGCACGCGGCATCGTCAACACCATCGCTCACGACATGCTGGGCGGACCCGGCCCCTCTCCGCAATTCACGGCCGAAACGCTTTCAAGGGGCGATCAACAGATGGTCGAGCGCGAGTTCGCCGCGCATGCCGCCGCAATGGGACTGGCGTCCAAAGCGCGCACGATGCGCATGGCGCAGGCGCAAGACGGCGAAGCGTTCGGCATCTTGATCACCAACCCGGGACTGCGCAGCCGCGTCAAGCTGGGGCTGCGCCTGGTAGAGCCGGAGATGGTCACCAGCCAGAGCGTCATCACAAGCCAGGTGTTCGGCGATCCGCAGGAGGTCGACGGCATCCGCTTTGACCCGTGGGGCAACACGCTGCTATACCGGGTTCTGCGCTCCCATCCAGGCGGCGTCTGGCAATTCCAGGTCGGCGAGTCCGACGATGTGCCGGCAGAGGCTGTCATTCATCTGTTCCGAGCCGAGAGGCCAGACCAGCGCCGCGGACTTCCGGAGATAATGGCAGCCCTCCCACTTTTCGCGTTGCTGCGTCGATGGACGCTGGCCACCGTCAAGGCAGCAGAAGTCGCCGCGTCCTTCTCAGCGCTGCTATTCACCGACCAGGGGCCCGATGGAGAAGCTGACGAGGCCGAAGCGTGGGACACGCTCGACATCGAGCACGACGCCATGACCACGCTTCCCATGGGCTGGAAACTGGCGCAGCTCCAGGCAGAGCACCCGTCGAGCACTTACGAGGCCGGCAAGCGCGAGGTTATCAACGAAATTGCGCGATGCCTCGATATGCCCTACAACGTGGCCGCTGGCAACTCCTCCAGCTACAACTACGCGTCCGGCCGGCTGGACTGGCAGACATATTTCCGTCGCCTGCAGGTCGATCGCTACGAATACGGCGCGCGTCTCTACGGCCCTGTGTTCGACGCCTGGGCGCGCGAGGCCGCGCTCGACGAGGCATACCTGCCGATGCGGGTGCGTACCGTGCTGCGCCAGCGAGCCTACAGCGTGGCCTGGAATTGGCCAGGAATGGAACATGTCGACCCCGAGAAGGAAGCCAACGCAGCCTTGACGCGCATCGCCGCCGGCATCAGCACGCAGCGCATGGAGCTGGCCAAGCTTGGGCTCGACTACGACCTGGTACAGAAGCAGCGCGAGGAGGAAGCGCGCGACAACGAGACGCGTGGAATTGCTGGTCCGGCCAAGCCGCTAAACCGTTCGGCGACAATTTCGCAGAGCACCAGCAAGACGATAGAAGAAGACGAGGAAGACCAAGACAACCAGGCGCCAGATGACGCACGAGAGCCAGCCGCGGAGGCAATGCCGTGACCAAGCGACAGACCATTCGAGCGAGCGCGCCGGCAGGTGGATGCATGAGCATCCGCGGCAGCTTGGTGCTTGCAGCTGCCAGGGAGGAACGGGACGGCAAGGACGGGCCTCGCAAGTTTACGATGGACCTCTACAACGGCGGCGAGCTTGGCCAACCGTGGTCCGATGCTCCCATCGTGATAGACTTGCAGGGCCTTGGCGGCATCGAACGTAGCCGTCCTGTCCTGAAAGACCACAATCCCGCGCTGATCGTCGGCCACACGACGGCGATTAACAACAACGGCAAGTCGGTGCGCGTTGAGGGCGTTGTCAGCGGCACCAGCGCGGTGTCGAGAGACGTCGTCGGCCTGGCTGACAACGGCTTTCCGTGGCAGTCCAGCATCCAGGCTGCCATCGAAAAGATGGAATACGTCGGCGAAAATACCGACGTGAAGGTGAACGGACAGACATTCACTGGTCCGGTCTACATCGCCCGCCAATCCACGTTCAAGGAAGCCAGCTTCGTCGCGCTTGGAGCCGACGACACCAGCTCAGCAAACATGGCCGCGACACTCGCCGCGGCGCGATCGAACCATCAACACACCCAAAAGGGGATGTTCACCATGACTTTCGAGGAATGGCTGAAGGCGCGGGGGAAGTCCCCTGACAGCCTCACCGATGACGAGCGCAAGACCTTGCGCGCGGCCTACGACAAGGAGGCGGCCGGAAGCGGCGTCACCGCCAAGGCCAAGAGCCAGGCGAAGAAGCCGGATACGCAGACCGCTACCGCGCAGACCGCTACCGCGCAGCCTGATCCCGTCGTTGCCGCCGCCCAGCAGATCGATGCCGGTCGCGCGCAGATTGCCGCCGAGCAGCGACGCGTTGCCGAGGTGCAGCGCGTGGCCGCGTCGCATCCGGAAATTTGCGCGAAAGCCATCGAGGATGGATGGAGTGCCGACCGTGCTGAACTCGAGGTGCTGCGAGCCAGCCGCCCGACCGGCCCGACCGTGTCCAGCGGACGCAGCGAGCCGGCCGTGGCCAACGCCGTTCTGCAAGCCGCGCTGATGCTCAGCTGCGGAGTCGCCGAGAAAGACACCGGTGCCGACGACAAGACCCTGCAGGCTGCGCACAGTCGCTACCGCTACGGCCTCGGCATCCAGCAGTTGCTGATCGAGGCAGCCATGGCGCGCGGCTATACCGGTCCGCAGCGCGTAAACGCTGGCAATCTCAAGGAGATTCTGGCCTTCGCCATGCCGCCGCTGCCGATGACGGTGCACGCTGCCAACCAGTTCTCGTCCATCGATGTCGGTGGTATCCTCGGAAATACCGCAAACAAGGCCCTCATGATGGGCTTCATGTCGGTCGAGCGCGTCTGGTCCGAGATCGCGCAGGTCAAGAGTCACGGCAATTTCCACACGCACACGCACTACCGCATGACCGGAGACCTGCAGTACGAGAAGGTCGCGCCGGCCGGCGAGATCGCGCATGGCACGCTGGGCGAGGAAAGCCACACGCTCAAGGTCGAGACCTATGCGAAGCTGCTCGGCATTCCGCGCACGTCGATCATCAACGACGAACTCGGCGCGTTGACGGAAGTTCCGCAGCGACTCGGGCGTGGCGCCGCGCTCAAGATCAATGATGTGTTCTGGGAATCCTTCCTGGACAACTCGGCGTTTTTCACGACTGGGCGCGGCAACCTCAAGACCGGCGCCGCGGCGTCGGCGCTCGACATCACCGGCCTCACCAACGTCGAGACGATGTTCCGCGACCAGACGGACGCCGACAGCAAGCCGCTCGGACTGAATCCGGCGCTGCTGCTGGTGCCGAACGCGTTGGCGGCCAGCGCCCGGCAACTGATGAACTCGGCCGAGGTCCGGCAGACCGCTGGTGCCGCCGATACCGGCGTCGCCAATCCGTTCGCCAACGCCTTCCGCGTGCTGGTCTCCAGCTACCTGAGCAACAGCGCCTACACCGGCTACAGCTCGACCGCCTGGTACCTGCTCGCCAATCCTGCCGAGGAGGCGACCATGGCCATTGGCTTCCTGAATGGCCAGCAGGCGCCGACCATCGAGCAGGCCGACGCCAGCTTTGACACGCTCGGTATCCAGATGCGCGGCTACCACGACTTCGGCGTGAGCAAGTGGGAATATCGCGCCGGCGTCAAGGCGTCCGGCGCCTGACCGGAATAGGCCGGCTGCAGTTCGGCAGCCGGCCGACATAAACCATTCAACGAAGGAACAAATCCCATGAGCATGACCGCGACCATGAATAAGGCCGGCAATCGCATCGACTACACCCCGGGATCCGCAGTGGAAGCCGGGGACGTGGTCGTGCAGGCGTCGCTGGTCGGCGTGGCGACCGAGGATATCGCCGCCAACGCCATCGGCAGCTTGGCCGTCACCGGCAACTTCAGCTTCCCGAAGTCGACCGGATCGAGTACCGCCATCCCGGCCGGCACGAACGTCTACTGGGACGCTGGCAGCGAGGTGGCCACCGCGACCGCTGGCAGCAACAAGCGACTCGGCGTCTCCGCTGCATCCGCCACCGACAGCGCGTCGACCGTCGACGTGCTGCTCGGCCACCCGCACGGGTGACCTGACAACTGGGCGCCATGATGGCGTACACGCCTGGCCGGTCGTAGCGGGAGCGGCCGGCCGGGCAATTCCCGCAGATCCCGAGCGAGGCGACGATGCTTGCACACCAGATCGCCGACGCAGCGCCGTGGCCCAGGAAGCGGCCGTGTGCGCTGCGATGCCTCGACGGGTGGGGCATCCACATGCGCGCTTTCGACGGCGCGCTCCGCGGCATCGACGCTCCGCGGATCATCGAGGTCGGCGCCTGGCTCGGGCGTACCAGTGATGCACTGCTGCGCCGCTGGCCGCGTGCCACGCTGGTCTCCATAGACCTGTGGGATGCCAGCGGATTCTGGCAAGAGCGCCTGGCCGGTCTGCGCACTGAGGGCGCCATCGACGATACTGCCACGCCGCTCACTCAGTACATGACCAACGTATGGGAACACCGCGACCGGGTGACCTGCGTGCAGGCGCCGTCGCACGTCGGCATGCACCGATGCCGCGACGTGCGGCCGCATCTGGTCTACATCGACGCCGACCACTCCTACGAGGCCGTGCGCCGCGACATCAGCGCCGCGCTCAACTGCTTTCCAGGCGCTGTAATTTGCGGGGACGACTACGAGGACCGCACGGACGGCGGCACCGGGGTCAAGCGCGCCGTGCATGAGACCGCAGGCCATCGCGGCTATCGCGTGGTAACCATCGGCAGGTGGTGGCGCTATGCGTAGCATCGGCATAACAGTCACGTCACAGGCAGCGCAGCACGCCAAGACTGCGCTCAGTCTTTACGCCGCCGCATATGGCTGCAGCGAAAGCTTGCAGCGCGTGCGCGCTGAGCTGGGGTGTGATTACGGGCATGAAGAAGCACGGGAATTGTTCCACGTGGAACAGTCGGGAATCCGCGTAGGGATGCCTGGCGACGACGCCGATGTCATACTGGACCCGACCGACGCCGCTAGCTCAGTTCGCCACGACGCGCCGCTAGTGCTGCGCCGCAGCGCCGCGCCTGGAGACCTGACCTTTCCAGCGTTTCCGCGACGCGAGACTGTGCTGCTCAGCGTCAAGCCTGCCGCACGCAGCGAAAAACCAGTCGTCGGATTCTGCGGACTGACATCGCGCCCACAGCGCCGCCGCCAGTTCGTTGCGTTTTACTACGAGCACGACGGCATCGACATGCGCCTTGTTGAGCGCCAGCAGTTCATGGCGCGCGAAATGCCACTATCGCAGGCGACAGCCGAGTACGTGGCAAACCTCATCGACTGCCAGTATCAGCTCTGCCCCATTGGCGTCGGACGTTTTTCGTATCGCTACTATGAGGCGCTTGCAGCAGGGCGCGTGCCGGTCGTGGACTCATGGCACGCGGACACGGAGCACGACGTTGCGATAAAGCGCCAACTCAACGACGGCCCTCACGTGCTGTGTCGACAGCATCCACTTGATTTTGTAGCGGTGTGCGAACACAACCGCGCCGAGTGGCTGCGGTGCCATAGCCCGTTTGGATGGCTGACGCGTTTTGCCGCTGTGCTGAGCGAAAGGTTCGAGCTGTGATCCCGCGCATTCTGCATTTTATTTGGATAGGTAGCGAGCTGCCATCGTGGGCGCGCCGCAACATCGAGGAATGGCGCCTCCTGTGCCCTGAGTTCGACGTGGTGATTCACAACGAATCGTCGCTTTTGCCTTGCTTGGCTGACGCCTACGCCAATGCCAAAGCGTGGTGCTCGCGCGCCGACCTGCTGCGCTACAGTATTTTGCAGCAGCACGGCGGCTGGTATTTTGACGTCGACTTCTGGCCACTGCGCCCGCTTTCGCATGCATACTACTGCTGGAATCTCATCGGCGAGCGCGTGTTCTGCAGCAAGCAGCAGGGGCACAAGTCCGGCGCGCGCCTGCCGTACAACAACGCGCCGTTGGCGTGTGCGCCTGGAGCGCCCGGCATGCTGCGTCTGGTCGAATACTGCCAGGCGCTCGGACGGCGAAGGGACCTGGGTCGCGTTGCGCTTGGCCCTGAGCTGATGAGCCGCGCGTTGCGTGATGCTCCGCATGACTTCCTTGTCAGCGAAGCGGGGTGGTGGTTCCCGGTGACCGTGCGCCAGGGCGCCGATGCCTATTCGTATTTTCTCCACGATGGAGACAGGCACGCGCTGAACAGCGCCGGTACCGCCGGGCACGTGCCTTTCGCCGCGCACCTGTGGGCCGACCAGAACGACATGGCAAAGGCGATGTCAGTCGACTACAGCAGCAAGCCACTTGCGCTGGCCATGGACTTCAAGAATCCGCGGCAATTCGTGCACAGCGTCGCGGCTGGTCTGGAGCGCATCGGCTATCAGGTGCAGCGGTGCCAGAACGTGGACGAGGCGGCCGGTTTCTTCCGCCGTCCGAGCGTAGTAGTTGGGTGGAACGGAGTCCGCGATCCGCGCTGGTGGCAGTATGCTGAGGAAATTGGCGCCGTGCACTTGGCCTGTGAACACGGGTATTTTCACCGTGAGCGAAATTTCCAGTGCGACCACATGGGATTCTTGCATCGCTCCAGCCTGCGGGATAGGCTGCGCGCAGGAGAGCGACCACCGGCAGATGCGGACAAGCGCCTTGCAGCTTGTGGAGCGCCGGACATCGCTCCGATGTGTCCGCGCAAATCCGGCTACTGCCTGGTGCTTGGACAAGTAGACGGTGACACGCAGCTGGTAGACAGTGAGGTGCCAGGATATGCACCGCTGCTGCGGCAGCTCAGCCGGCACATGCCAAGCGGGATTGATCTGGTCTATCGACCGCACCCACTCATGGCCACGCGCCATGCCAATGCCGCTGGGCGCTGGCCGCGCATCCGCATGCGACGCAACCCAGATCCGCAATATGAGCGCCAACAGTACTGCGCCAACAAAATCGGCGCCAGCCTCGCCGATGACCTGCGCGGCGCGCGTTTCTGCGTGGCGATTAACAGCAACGCGCTGGTCGAGGCCACGGCAGCAGGCATCCCGTGCATGGCCTTCGGGCCGGCGCTTGGCATCGATGCTGGCGTCTACCTCCATGCGACGATTGCCACGCTCACGGAAGCGTGTCGCGCCATGCTGGACGGCTGGGCGCCGAGTGATGAGGCGGTGAGAAATTACCTGCGGTGGCTGGCCTGCTACCAGTACACGCGCGAAGAAATCGAACAAGGCGACGCGCTGGCGGCCATGCTGCAGCGTGCTGGCGCGAGCCTGCCACAGCAAAACACGGAGACAGCGCACGCATGACCCTTCTGGAGCCGCCGACCGACAAGAACAAGCGACTACCAAGCCGCGCGTTGAGCCAGCGCACTGTTGTGCAGATTGGCCTCGGTACCGTGTGCGGATTTATCACGACCGCCATGGCGTGGTTCTTCTGTCGCCTTGCTGCATGCGAGGACAGCCAGGCCATCGCGGCAACCGAAATCCAGGTCATTAAAACACAGCAACGGGCAGACCGGGACCGACAAGACGAGCGGCACTCGGCGCTGCTCATGCAGCTGCAGGCAATCAGCGCGCAGTTGGCAGAGATCCAACGGGACATGCGCGTGCGCTGATGGCAAGTCGCGCGGCGACATACTGGAATATCAAGGCCCGGCCGCTGATGTGGACGGAGCACGGCGAGACCGTCACGCTTCGCGACCCTTCGCAGGCAGCGAGCCAGCAGGACAGCGCCCTGTCGGTGATTTTCCGCAGGCAGCGTGCAACCGGTCGTAGCCAAGCCGGCATTGGGGCCGAGTCGTTCGAGGGCACCGCAGAGGCGGTCGTACGGATCACCGATATGCCGACCAAACCTGGCGCCAGGTCCAGCATTATCAGAGAGGGCGAGAAGTGGCAGATCCGATGGATCGAGAGACAGGACGAATGGACGTGGGTTATGCATCTTGAGCACCCGAACCGCGTACTGGCGATCCGGCCAGGGGTTTCGATATGACCGAGCCAGATGGGATCCTGAGCTTACCGCTTGAGGCAGCGCGAGAAATCATCGCCGCAAGCACGGAGTTCCAGACGTGGACCGGGACGGCCAGCGAGGCCGCCGCCAAAGAGCGCGTGTGGCCGGTGGAGACACCGCCAACAGGAGAAGACCAGGACATCGAGGAGGTGGCCCCGTCGCCGCTGGCCATTGTGGATTACGGCGCATTCGTTCGAGAGCGGTACACGGTCACCAACTCCAACCTGTTTCAGCACTCTACAGCAGGAAGCGACGTGGCGATTTATTTCCGCGCCAAGGCAAGCGGCGACCTCCCAGATGCGGTGTGGAATTTCACGAACGCGGTCGGCGCCATCATCGAGGATATGGAGGCGTGGGCCAGCGAACTGCAGGGCGAGAGCCTTGCGATCAATCGCGTAGAGCTGACGCAGCCACCAATGCGCGTCGAGTACACCAGGCGCGAGCGCGACGGCGACTACTGGGAGTGCGTCGTCACGATCGGATTCACCCGCCAGCCGGTCAGGTACGCATGATCGCCGAGGAGTCCACCATGGATGAGAAAGACAACCCGATCCGCATGGCGCGGAGCTTCTTAGCCATCTGCGTGCCCATGTGGGCCGTCATCATCGCCCTGCTGTGTCTGTGCGGCTGCGGCGGCTACCGCCTAAGCGACGAGTGCCGCCAGGAGGTGGCCGACAGCGCAGCCACGACCATCGAATGGACTGAGGCCGTGCGCGCCGGTGTCGATCCCGAGGCTGCCGCCACGGCAATCCGTGCCCTGCAGGAGGGCGTGCTGCACGTCCTGCAGGCCGAGTACACACCCAGCACCGAGCGTCAGCAGACGCCGGATGGAGCCAGCGAATGACCCGCACCGCCATTGCCCTGCTCACCGCCCTGCTCATCGGAGCCACGATCGCCGCGCCAGCCGGCGTGCTCATGTCCGCCGAGCCCATCCAGGCCGCCGCCGACCGCACCGCGGCGCAAATCGTCGGCGACACGGACGAGGCTGTGTCCGCAGCCATCGCGCAGCGCGACCGCACGATTGCGACCTACGAGGACACCATGGCCAAGGTCGGCTGGGGCGCAGCCATCCTAGGCGGCCTGATGGCCGTCGTGAAGGTCGGCGCCCGGCTGCCGTTCGTGCCTGCGCCAGTCCGCGGCGTGCTCGAGGTGGCCAATGGGTTTTTGCCTGGCCTGACCGGACCCAAGGCGCAGCGAGCTGAGAAGAAATACCGCAAGGCAGCCGAGGCCGGCGTCGAGGGAGTCGAAGTGTTGCTGAACCTGCTGCGCAAATACCAGCCACAGCTAGAGCAAACTGCCATCGGACGCTTGAAGATTATACAAGAAGCCCTTGGGACTCGCGAGATCGTGCGCGATATCTTGGCGGCGCTGCGACTATCTGACGGACCGACCATTGCCGAGGAAATGCAGGAGATGGAAATGCCGAGGCGCGTCGCCAGCTCACTGAGCGATGTGAACAAGAACGTGGAGCACGGATAATGGCGATTCGCATTGCACGCAGTACGTGGCTCAAGATCGAAGGCGGCGAGAGGCTGCAAAAAGATCTGAGGGGCCTTGGCCGCGGTGTCGCGCGAAAGATCGGTCGCCGCATCGTGCGAAGCATGATGTCGCCGGTGCTGCGTGACGCGAAGGCGCGGGCGCCGGTCCAGAGCGGTCTGTTGCGCGCCAGTATCGGGATAGTGGCACGCTCAAGCAGAGGTCGGGCAACGCACACCGCACGGGTCGGCACGCGCGCAAACGTCAGCTTCCGCGACCGGCGCAGCAAGCAGCTCATGGTGAGCGGCCGCGGCCAACACGCCGAGCACTGGAAGCGCAAGGGCGCGACCGTGACGAAGCGCACGGCGAACCAGTATGCCGGTGGCATCGAATTTGGAACCAAAGCGGACGGACGCATTGCCCGCAAGGCAGGTGGCGCCTTCATGCTCAACGAGCCGATGAAGCGCCGCACGCCTGGAATTATCGACAACTTCGAACGCCTGTTGCGCGAAGAAATCAACAAACACGCCAAAGTATAGGAGAACACACCCATGGCAACCAAGGCACTGGAGGGTGTCGGCGCAACCGTCACCTTCGGAACCAGCGACTACACCGCCGACCTCATCAGCTTCACGCTTCCCGAGCGTGCTACGGAGTCGATCGACACCAGCCACCTCGGCACCACCGACTACATGACGAGCAAGCCATCGTCGCTGTCTGACCCTGGGCAGCTCCAGCTGGTGTTCGACTACGATCCGGCTATGCCGGACCTGCGCGATGATGGCGCCCAGACGGTGACCATCACCCTCGCCGACAGCAGCACGCTGACCTTCAGCAACGCCTACTGCATCAGCCAGGGCGGCTCCGAGGGCACCATCGGGGAGCGCATGCAGGAGTCGGTCACCATGCAGCTCAGCGGCGACTACGTGTATGCCGCCGCCTCGAGCTGATCCACGGTAGAACAGGAGATCCCGCCATGAAACGACTGTCCATCATCGCAAAATTGCAGGAAGCCAGCGCGCTCCGCACCGTGCACGTCGAAGGAATCGGAGACGTGCAGGTGCGGCCGCTGCCGATCGGCGCAGCCATGGAGCTGCAGCGAGCCAGCCAGGACAATGACCAGGCTGGCGTCGGCTGGGCCATTGTCCGCAGTTGCATTGTGGACGAGGACGGCGCGCCGCTGTTCGGCGACGACGACCGCGCCTTGTTCGACGCCCTGCCCATGGACCTGGTCGGTAGGCTGACCGACGCCTGTGGCGTTGCCGACGACGACGACGCCAGCGAAGAGGCCGTCGCGGGAAACTGAGGGATGACCCGCTTGCAGTCTTCTGCTTCCGCCTGGCCCGCGACCTGGGCTGCACGGTCGCAGAGCTTGCACGGCGGGTCACGTGGCACGAGTTTTTGCACTGGGTGCAGTTTTATTTACTGGAGGCGCGGCAAATGTCGCTGAAAACCAGCAACAGTGCGGCGCCAGCTGACGTAGTGCCAGCGGCGCAGGTGCCAGATTTCGTGCGTCGCTGGGCTCAGCGCGGCAAGAAGAAGGGGGCGAAGTAACGTGGCCAAGCAGATGACGCGCCTCAACGTCAGCTTGACGGCAAACACGGGCAATTTGTCCCGTGGCATGAAGCGCGCATCGAAAATTGTAGGACGATTCAGCAACGACGTGACGCGCGTCGCACGTGCTCTGACCAGTCCGCTAGCGCTCATCACTGGAGGGCTGACCGCCGCCGGTCTGCTGGCCAAGATGCGTAGCGCGGCGAACGGCATCGACGCCTTGGCCAAGGCGTCCGATAAACTCGGCATCAGCACGCAAGCGCTCGCCGGGTTTCGGCATGCCGCTGAGCAGACCGGCATTGGCGCGGACCAGGCCACAGTCGCCCTGCAGCGCATGGTGCGCCGTATTTCCGAGGCAGCGCAGGGAACCGGCGAGGCACGCAGCGCGCTGCGCGAGCTAGGGCTTTCCGCTAAGGAGCTGGCGGCGCTGTCGCCTGACCAGCAATTCCGCGCCATTGCCGGCGCCATGTCAAACGTCGCGCAACAAGGCGACCGCGTGCGTCTGGCCATGCGCCTGTTCGACACCGAGGGCGTCGCGTTGGTCAACACGCTATCGCTCGGGACGGATGGTCTTGACAAAATGGCAGAGGAGGCCGGCACTCTTGGCCTTGCAATCAGCCGCGTAGACGCAAAGAAAATCGAGCAAGCAAACGACGCCATGGACCGCGCGGGCAAGGCCATTGACGGGGCATTTGCTGCTTTGGCGATACGGTTTGCGCCGGCCATCGAGGAGGCTGCAAACCGCTTCACCGCAATGACTGCAGACGCTGAGAGGTTCGGAGAGCTGAGCGCCAGCGTATTCGATGGCGTAATTAAGGCCATTGGGTTTGTTGCAGACGCCGTCTACAGCCTGCGCCTTGTATGGAAGGGCCTTCAGGTAGGGCTCGCGAAGATCGGACGCAATGCAGCGCGATCGTTTAACGATCTGGCAAAGGGCGCGCAGTGGGTCACGCAGTTTGTAGAGCGCATTGGCGAAACATTCGAGGCGGCTGCATCGGTAATTGGCGCTGTCTTCGACGCACCGATGGCCGCTGTAAAGCTGGCCTTTTCCGGGCTGGTGTCGTTCATCGCGTCATCAGTGAACAGTGTCCTGGACAACATCAGGGGCATGGCCCACGAAATGGGTATGAAGTCCCTGGTCGAACAGACCGAGCGCGGCATGGACGCCATGAATGCCATGGCACAAGCCGCAGATGATATGGCCGATGGCGCTGAAGGCGCGGACGCAATACGACAATCCATGGATCGCCTGTCGGATGTTGTCACGGCTGACTTCGCTCCGGTCCATGGGATCCAGGCGCTCAACGATGCCATAGCCCAGGGGTCAAAAGGAATCTGGGAGCTCGAGGAGCAAATCCAGGCGATGAAGGACGCCGGGATGCCGAGCGAGCGCATCAAGGCTTTTGTTGCAGAGGTCGAAAAGGCTGCCAACAAGGCGGCTGCAGCCGTCAACAGCATTGGCAAAGTCACTGACGACGCCAGCGACCCGATGGCCACACTGGATTCGTTGTTGAACGCAGAGCTTGAGAGGATTCGCAAGCACAACGAGCAGAAACTGAACGTGCTCAACGATTTTGGTATCCGCGAGCGCGAACAGATAATGCTGCAAGAGAAGATCAAGCGCGAGAATTTGCGCATGGCCTTTGAACAAGGAATGCTGACCAAGCAAGAGATGGCAGAGGCTGAAATCCAGCTTGTGAAGCAGCGTGAAGAGGCCATCAAGAAACTTGAGCAACAGCGCCGCGAGTTCAGCTTGGCCGATGCCAGCCGATTCGCGAACGAGTCGCTGAATCTCGCGAATCAATTTGGCGATCAGGCTATCGGACTGCAAAAGACAATCTCGCTAGTGCAGTCCGGCATCAGCATTGCGACCGGTATCGCTCGGGCACAAGAGCTTGGCTTTCCGCAGAACCTCGCCGAGATGGCTCGCGTTGCTGCTGTCGGCGTGAAGGTTGCCAGCCAGATCCAGGGCGCCTCGCGCGGTGCAGCACAGGTGAGCAGCGGTGTCAGCACGTCGACCGGACAGGCGGCAGCGTCAGCCGGCGGAACCGCTGCGCCCGCAGGCGGTCAAGCAACCGGTGCAACGCAGCCAGGACAATTGCTGTACCTGGAAAGCGGGGCCTACCTGCGCAGCGATGCGATCGCCGACCTGCTCAACGACGCGATAGAGCGCAACGTGCGCATCACGGGGGTGATTCGTGGCTGATGCCATCACGCTTTTGCCTGGCACCACCCTGCCGCACATCGCCTACGACAGCGTGCTAGAGGATGCGACGCTGTCGAGCGCTGCCACCACCGCCACAGACGGAGCGGCCGACAATGTCCTTGGGTGGCAAGAATACACCTTCTGGAAGCCGACCGGCGGCGGAACCTACACCATCGAGGCAGACCTGGGCGGCAGCTACGAGGTGTCATGCTGGGCCATGCATGGCCACGATGCGCTGGGCACCGTCGCCATGGACACCTGGAACGGCAGCGCCTGGGTGGAGCACAGCACCGAGCTTGCGGACGGCAGTGGCGACACGCTCTACCTGCGCGGCGATACTCTGACCACGACGAAACTGCGCTTCCGTATCGCCAGCCTCAGCTACCTGGCAATTCTGTTTGCGGGACCGGAATTGACGCCAGCGATGAATGTCAAGCCAGGAGGATGGTCCGACCCGCGCGTCGGCGCCCTGGCGGTCACAGAACCAGAGACCAGTCGCGACGGCGTATGGCTAGGCACGACGATTCGCCGCTGGCAGTGCCGGCAGAGCGTGACGCTTGAGGACATGGCGCAATCGTGGGTCGCTGACTACTGGCGGCCGTTCATGACTACGTGCAGCGCCCAGCCCTATTTCCTGCACTGGCACACGGCTGATTGGCCAGATGGCGCCGCGTTTTGCTTCGACAACCAGTTCTCCAAGCCAGACTTCAGCCGCAACGCGATGATGACCGTTGCCGTTGAGTCGACGATGAGCACGGGCGTCACGCCATGACCTACGCCACGCTTGCGGCACAACAAGCGCGGCAGCCATGCACCGTCGTCGAAGTAGACCTCGATTATTACGACGACGCTGGAATCACCGCGACCAATCCTGACGGAAGCCTGTGCTATCGCACGCCGGCAACGACGAATCAGGGCACGTTCACGCTCGGCACGAAAACCCGCAAGTGGCAGTCTGAGCACGTCGCGCCGATTGCCGCGCTCGGCGCCATCCCATGCGTGCGCAAGGTGTCGGTTGCCGCGGAGGAAATCCGCGCAGCGGAGGGACTGGGCACGTTCGGCAAAGTCTCTATCACCCTGCAGGACTTCGTCGACGACGATCGCCTCGAGGATCCGTTCTGGTCCGACGCGAGCCGCGGCGACCACAAGGCCGGCACCTATTTCGGCAAGCTTGTGGCGCGCAACCCATACTGGACCGGCCGGGCGCTGCGCGTGCGCGAGGGTTTCGTGGTCGACGGCGCTTTCGACACGGTCCAGGCCATCACCAGACAGTATCTTATCCGTGACATCCAGGGCCCGACCGGCGGCGTGATGACAATCACCGCCGTTGGCCCCCTGCAGCTGCTTGGGCTCAACGCCATAGAGGCGCCAGCGGGCACCGGTGGCAGGCTGCTGGCAGACATAAGCGCGTCGGACATGTCGACGAGCATCACGCCGGAATATACCGCAGAGGATTACGCAGCCAGCGGCTATGTTCGCGTCAACGATGAGGTCATCGCCTACACGCGCACCGGCGCCATCATGACTTTCACAGAGCGCGGCGCGCTCAACACGGTAGCCGCATCGCACAGCGAGGGCGACAGCCTGCAACACTGCATATATTACCAGGACCAGCGCATTGACGACGTGCTCTATGACCTGCTTGTTACGCGCGGAGGGGTTGACGCGTCCTACATCGACGTTGCTGGATGGGAGGATGAGGCCGATCAATGGCTAACGCTGTACCAGCACACCGTGCTGATCAGCGAGCCGGTCAAGGTGCTCGACCTGGTGCGCGAGTTGCTGGAGTCAGCAGGCTGTTACATGTGGTGGGACGACCAGTCCGCGCTGGTCCGCCTGCGTGCGCTGCGTCCCGCGCAGGACAACGACGACACATGGACCGACGCATACCACCTGCTCGACACCGTGGGCGTCAGCCGTGATTTGAGCGACCGCGTGTCGCGCACCGATGTGCTTATCGGACTGCGCAGCAGCATCGAGGACGCCGACGAAGTCGGCAGCTACCGGGTGCGTGTCGTGGGGGTCAGCGACGGCGCCGAGGCAGACGAGCACCGCACCGAGCAATTGCGGATCGTCAAGACCAGGTGGCTATCCGAGCAGCAGGTCAGCCTTGCGTCGCGCATCAGCTACCAGATCACCGCCACGCTCAAGGACGGGCGCAAGACGTTTGACATGGTCGTGTCTGCAAAGGACAGTGCCATCAAGGTGGGCGACATTGTCGTTTTGCAGACGCGCGACATCATCGACCGCAATGGCAACGCCGAGTCGACGCGTGTGCTGATTGTTCGGCGTGAGGAGGTCGTTCATGGCAGTAAATACCGGTACAAGGCCGAGCTGCTGCCGTTCACCGGTCGCTTTGCATTCTGGACCGACACCGCGCTTGGCAGCCTGGACTTTCCGGATTATGACCAAGCGACGGACGCGCAGCGAGATCCAGGCGGATTCTGGTCAAACTCTGACGGCACTTATCCTAGCCCGCCGTACCTGTGGGGATGAGGGGACACCATGGCTGACAACTGGACGACACTCACTGACGAGACGCTCACGGCTGGGAAGCCGATTACGTTCGAGCAGGGACGGGCGTTTCGCGATAATCCAGAGGCGATTGCCGCCGGCAACCCTTTGGCGCCTAACATCAGTCCGGCGGCGCTGAGATGGGTGTGGGACGATATTTACTACGACAGCGGCACCCATGGCTCACTGACGGCTCTTGGCAATGGCGCATTTCAGTGGACAGCGCCAACAGGATGCACGGCAATACTCATCGAGGCTATCGGCGGCGGCGGCGGGGGCGGCGCTGGACAATACGGTGATTACGGAGGACCTGGCGCAAATGGCGGCAACACTTCGTTCGCCGGGGCAGTTATAGGGGCCGGTGGCGGTGGGGCAACGGGGTACACGCCGTTCACTGCTGCAGCCGGCTCAGGTGCTGCGGTATCCTCTGAGGTAGATGACGGAGTACAGGGAAGCGGCGGCGGTGGTCCTGCCCCTGGCGGCAATACGCCGACACCGAGTGGCGCTGGAGGCGCTCTTGAGCTTGGCATAACCGAATGGTTGAAAGGCGGCGAGTCCGCGACGACTGCGCTAGAGCCAGGTTCGGGGGGCCAGAACTTCGGGGCCGGAGGAGGCGGCGGCGCAGGCTCGTTGGGCAATCAAGGTCACGCGGGCGGCGGCGCGGGCAGCTACGGTCGCGTCGTCCGCTCCGTGACTCCCGGAACCTCGTACTCTGTGCAAATAGGGAAAGGCGGGAGCGGCGGGGGCAGGTGGAACGGTGGAGCTACGACGTACCTGGCCAATGGCGGTACGCACAGGGCCGGCGGCGCTGGCTCGATCTACCCCACGAATGAGGCTGTGGGCGGCGGCGGCGGTGGCGCAGGCTACATGCGCATCTGGCGCCGCGTGGAGGTCTGATCATGACGGAGCAGCTCGACGGCACTATCATCGACCAGGACGGCGCACCGGTGGCGGCCGCGACCATCGAGGTACGCGACGACGCCGGCTCTCTGGTCACGCTCACAGATGCCGATGGCAACAGCGAGGCCAACCCTCTGACCACCGACTCCAACGGCGCCTACGACGTGCAGGTGCCCACTGCCGGAACCTATTACCTGACCGTCACCAAGGGCCAGGCGGAGACGGTTTTAACGAAGATTCTACGCGGAACGGTAACGGTGGTGCGGTTTACCGCGTCCCAATACGCGACAGGTCCGCAGGCAGCCAGAGCGAAGTTCGCAACGTCGCTCCCTTCCCGCGTCGTATCATTCAACCCGGATCCATAAAGGCAGACGAACATGGCACTAGCACGAAGCAACTGGCGCGCAAGCTCGGTACAAGAATTTACCGCCGGCGCATCTGTGGCAGACATTCTGTCTGCGCTCAAGACGCTTATTGACGCCGAGGTCGCAGCGAATCCGTCCACGTATAAGTGGAGCGTGAGCGACTACGACGCCACCAACGGCACGCTTGAAATAAAAAGCAACGCATCTGGCGTAGCCAGCATGCGCGTATTGTTTTTCGGCGGGCGCACCCCAAGTGCCGCGGCGGTTACGTTTAGCTCAGCAGAGATTGACGGATTTTACTGTTGCGTTGCGCCAGCCGCCGCAACGACTGGGCCAGACGCCGACTACGCCAGCGGCTCGCCGTACGCGTCTGACTCGACACAGGGTGTGCAGGTCGCAGACATGAGCGACACGATCAGTGCAGCCGATAGGCTGCGATACTTTGAAAACGACGAGCAGTTCGTGCTTGTCATCAACGACCGTAACGGAGACAGCGATACGGCTGTGTGCCTTAGCGGTGCCATTGTCGAGCACCCTGTGGACGGACGCGTATACGGCGTGTGCACGCAGTCTGGATACACCATAGGAATCTCATCAGGAATTTGGTCCCAATCGGCTAATCTGCAAAGAATAGTGCCGACCGGAAACGCGGAGTCGACCAACTATCCGAAGTTGGTCGTGCTGCGGAGCGGATCAATCAAGGCGTGCCAGGACATCGTAGCGCAGTATGATGCGGCGGCCATTGAGCTCATGCAAAGTGTCGGAGGCAACACGCGATACTACGTGCCGGTGCAGATCGTCTCCGACGCAGAATATGTCGGCGACTTGCGACAGGCCTACATCGGGCCCAAGGCCATGCTCGGTCTCGTCCAGCGCGACGGCGGCGACGACTACGGGTATGCCATCAGCAGCAGCGAGACGGACAGCAACGAGGCGCTCTGGCTCACGAACTGATGCCCAGCACGCCTGCGCCATAGACAGCGCTTGCAGCCGCATGCGTGCCGGCTCCTCGTGGTACAATGGAGGCATACCACGAAGGAGCAGAGCCCCATGTGCACCACCTGCCTCATCATCGCCGCCCTTGCTATCGGAGTGGCCTGCTGCGCCGCGCGCTCCAGGGCGGTACGGTCATGAGCACCGTGCTGGACCGCCAACTGTGGACCAGCGCCGGCCGCAGACAGCCCTGTCAGGACGCGCCAGCCCTGCGGCTGCGCTGCGGGCTGGATCGTGTCCGCGTCGTCACTGCCGGCGGCATCATCCTGGCCAGTGCTCCGACGCTCGCCGCGGCGCAGTATCTGCGTAGCGCCATCGATCGCAGCGACAGCCTCTGGCTGGCCTGCATCGAGTGGGCAGCATGATGGACATCACCACCGACGCGGCGCAAGCCCTGCGCCGCGCACTGGCCGACGCGCTGCAGGCGCACCACGTGTCCATGGTTGCCACCGACGCCGCAGCACTGCGGCTGGCCGGCACCCAGCACACCGAGGAGCGGGCGGCGCTCCTCCGAACCGTGGCGCAGGCAGTGCGCCGCGAGCAGCGTCGGCAGCGAGACGCCAATGCGGCGTGGGACGCGTGGGACGCGCTCGAGGATCGCGACGGCTTCCGCGCGACCGACAGCGACGGCTACGTCATCGGCGAAGACGGGCGGCTGTGCTGATCCGCAGTCCGCCCGGGTCCACCTGCGACATGCACGCCCGCAGGCGCGCCATGCACTCGTTCCTGGATGGCCCAGTCTCGTCCTCGCCGCGATCCACGCACGCGATCAGGTCCCGCGCGGCAGAGCGCAGCGGCGCCAGCCCGCAGACGGCGCAGAGCGCCAGCCATGCCGGCCGTGGCACGGATTTATCCCGCCGCGCGAGGTAGCGACGCAGCGTGCTCGGGTCGATCCCGAGGCGCCGCGCCGCCTCCATCTGGCTGATGCCGGCGCGCTCGATCATGGCGCGCATGTCGTGCCCTGTGCTCATGGTGGTCCTCCTGTGCCGGCGGGGTCGTAGGTGATAAGCGTCATTGGACCCCATTATGGTTGAGCAGCGTCAGCCGCTGCTCGGGCGAGAGGCCGGGAGCGTAGCACACGACCATGCCCCGCCACTGCTTGGTCGACGCCAGAGCCATCTGGACACGCTGGTCGTCGGAGAGGCCGAGGACGTGGCAGGCGACTCGCCCACGCCACTCTTCGTCCGACGCCATGGCGAGCTTAACCCGCTGGTCGGGCGATAGCCCTGGGGCGTGGCAGGCGATTCTCCCACGCCACCGCTTGGTCGACGCCATAGCGAGATTGACCCGCTGGTCTGGCGAGAGGCCGGGAGCGTCGCAGGCGACTCGCCCACGCCACCGCTCGGTCGACGCCAGAGCCAGCTGGACGAGCTGGTCAGGCGTGACGGCGTCGCCCCTGGACAGGCCGTGCTGGCGCATGAACTCATCAAGTCCCTCTTCACAGCACGTCTTGCGGGCGCGGTCGTAGTTGATGAGCGTCATGGTCGCACTCCTCTGCCTGTCGGGCGGGTCGGCTGCGGGGCGGGCCCCGAGGCCTCCACCGCGGCGATCGCGGCTCGCAGCTTGGCCACCAAGTCAGCGCCCTCAATCCCCCAAGTCGCCGAGTCGCCCTCGCGGGTGGTGTCTGTGGGCATGTCATGCCCTCCTGCGCCGGCAGGGGTGGCGGCCGGCGCTCCGTAGGGTGTCTGTCACTGCCTCGGCCCGGCCCGCACGACGCGGGACCGGGGAGAGGCGGGTGGCCCAGCTATTCGTCCTCCGTTGAATTGCGGAACTTTCGTTTCTTGAACCGCTTGGCCAGCTCCGTGTCGTGTCGATTATACTTGTCCAGGATCGACGATCGAACGGCGCGGCCCGCAGGCGCGGCGTCTCCGTTGTCGGTGGCGTACCGGTCCGGGGTCGACGGACGAATGCCGTCGCTAGCACAGGCCAACACGCTCAGCGCATGTAGCATACGCAGCTGTGGGTTGAGTGGTTTCATAAGCCTTTTTCCTCTCACGGGTTCGGTAGGTCATGGCAGTAGCCCATCTATCGCACGTCCAGCGCCGCCTGCTCAGCAGCCAGACCGCCCAGGTGATCGCGCAGCCAGCCGCGGCCGACCTCGATCGTCTCGGTCGAGGTGACGTACCGCGGGCGTCCACCCGCACGCGCGTACGACGACGGGTGAGACACGCGCTGGAGGCCGGACTCAGAGACCCAGTGCCCAGCCTCACCAGTGCAGGCCGGCGCATGGCGCCCTGGGACGATCACGACGCCGACGTGACCGCGCTGACCGAGCCGCCGTCGCAGGGCCCGCGCGACGTCGTCCGGGCACGTCACGCTGCGACGCGGCTTTATGGCCTGGAGTTCGTCAGACCAGCGGTCGCGTAGGCTGCGCCGCTGCTGCTGACGCCTGGCAGCCAGCCGCCGCTGACGCGCCCGCTCGCGCTTGGCCATCTCACGGCGCCCGATCTCTACCGCGTCGGCGTCGTGGCTGATGCGCGCCGCCAGCCGGCGTACCGTGTCCCGCTCCTGTGCCAGCTGCTGGTCGGCGTGCTCGAGCGCGTCGACCAGTCCCGCGACGCTGTCGCGCGTGCGCCGCACCTCCTGCTGCGCGTCTGCCAGCTCGCGCAGCTGGAGCCGGCGGCGCTCTGCGACTACGCTCAGCCGGCCCATACGGTGATAGAGCTCGTCGACATGAACGCGCGCGTCCTGTAGAGACGCAGTGCGCATGATGAGCCTCGAGGCCAGGCGCGCGGCGTCTGACGGTATGCGCACGCCCCGGTCGATGCACAGGATCAGATCCCGCATTGTGGGCGTGACGTGCTCCGGGTGGCTGCCGATCAGATCGGCGGCCTTGTGGTGGTCGGGGGTGCAATCGTATTTGGTGCCGAGCATGTGCATGTCGTGTCCCTTCCCTCCGTAGAGGCAGTGCGACCGTGGTCGCTGGTGATGCCGCCCGTGGGCGGCGGTGTGTCAATATGGTACCGATGATGTGAGCGCATGGGTGCGCTGTGCCCCTGGCGTGGGGCGGGTGGTGTAGTACCGGGAGAGGGACTTGAACCCTCACGACCTTGCGGTCAGGGGGTTTTAAATCCCCCGCGTCTGCCAATTCCGCCACCCCGGTTCTTGTATCGGGTGCGTGGTCAGATGATGCCGTGGTCGATCGCGATAGACTCGGCGCTTACCCCGTCGATGGATCCGGCGAGGACAGTGGCCCGCTGCTCAGGCTCCCCCGTCTGGGAAAGCATCTCGCGCACTGCATGCGCGGCTGCCACGCTGCGGTCGTCGGTAGAGTAGTCGCCGGACATGTCCATGTCGGACTGCATGTCAGCTGATGTCCAGTAGAGATCGGCGTGGTAGGTCATGGTGTGTCTCCTCACTGTGCCCCCGTGGGGCCGGTGGTTGATGCCGCCCGTGGGCGGCGGTGTTTCAGGTCAGTAGCCCAAGGACCGCTGGGCGGCGCGCAGGGCGCTACGCCGCGCCCACCAGGCCGGGGTGGCGCGCACGGCCCGGGCGTGGGCCTTGAGTGCGTGTCCGGAGATGAATCGGTATGCGGCCATGGCTGGATCTCCTCGTGTCATGCCCCTATTGTAGCGCCTTCTGCACTAGTGTCAAATGCAATCTTGACCGATCGGTCACACGTCGATAGAATCCGCCTATGCGGACGCTCACAGACCTGTGCGAGGCAGCCCTGGAAGACGGCAAACACACCAGCCTGGGCGCGATCGCGCTCGAGGCCGGCATGGCGAGGGAGACGCTGTCAAGGCTGCTGGCCTGTCGCATGCGCCAGCCCGGCGCGGTGCTCCTGGCTGGCCTGGCCGAGGCGCTGGGCGTGGACCTGCAGACGGTGTACGACGCATGGTCGCACCAGTGCCAGATTGCAGGGGCGGAGACGCAGCCATGAGCATGCACGGAGATCCGCCCCTCGAGGCCTTGCTCGACGCTGCCAAGACAGCGCCCCAGAGACAGGCGCCTACGGTGCTCACCCGCGCGGCCGAGGCGCTTGAAGAAATGGCTGCGCAGCTGGAGGACAGCCACACCGTGGCCGGCCGCTGGCAGGTGGTGGCGGCCGGCGATCGGCTGGCGCTGGAGGATGTGCAGCGCTGGCGCGGTATGGCGGACGAGCTGCGCGCAGCCGAGGCACAGCTGCAGCGCCTGACGGCAGAGGATGAGGCGCCGGACGTCGCGCGTGCGGGCCGTGAGATGGCGGCGGCGTATCCCCGGGCCGTGCACGCGGCTAGGATGATGCAGCAGGAGTGCCGCCACCTCGCGCAGATCGATGATGCTGGCGCGCTGTCGCGTGCCGCCCGCCGGCGCGACGAGCAGGCCAGGGTGCTCGGCGAGATCCTTTTCGATGCGCTCGTCGGGGCTGGGCTGGTGCAACCATGAGCGGTGACGGTGGTCGTCGCGCCGTGCTCTTCCAGGCCGTGGAGCCGGGCCAGTGGTTCGAGTACCGCGGCAGCACGTGTCGCAAGGTGCACGGCGGCGATGACTACGCGATCGCGGTGACGCAGACCGGACGCGAGCAGCGCGTGCGCGTGCCGCCCACGGCCCTGGTGCACGCCTACCCGATCGAGGGGGCGCCCACGTGAGCACGCCGGAACAACTCGAGAAATACGGAGTCGCATGATGGACACCGAATACGATCGCTGGCTCGAGCAGCATGACGCCCACTGCCGCAGGCTTCGGCGCATCGAGCGCTGGCTATGGCGCACCCTCGCCGTCGCCGCGCTGGCGGTGCTGGCTGTGGTGCTGTACCTCTGCGCAGTGGTAGGCGCAATGCCTCTATGGCTCGCAATGCCGGCGCTCGTCTGCGGCACTCTGCTGGTGGCCGTGGCGTGGCAAATCAAACAACCCCCTACCGAGGAGGACCCGCAGTGATACGTAATTATGTCTACGGCGTCAAGATGCACGAGCCCGATAAGGCCTACGATATTTTGCGCGCCGCGCATCGATTCCGCAATCAGATGGTGGAAATCGAGCTGCAGCGCAGACGTGAGTACCACGCGGCCGTCGCACTGCGATATCCGAGCATCGCCGCGCTGGTCGATCGCGTGGACGCCATCGATATGGAGCTGGCCGATGCCGCAGTCTCGTCTCACGTGGGCCGAGGACTGCGTGCGGCTCAAGAATGCGATCGGGCAGGACCTCGTGCCGGTCGACGTGCTAAGCCAGCTGCGCGCGGCAATTGCGAGCGGTCTGTCTACGCAAGGGGTCGCATAGCCATGCTTGGCGGCACCGCTCGCAAATGGGTTTGCAAGTCGCGCCCACACCGCGACTTGCGAGCGGTGCCATCGCAACGGGTGGGCATTCCCTTTGTCAATGCCACCTGTGTGAGCAGCTACGACACCGGCGACATAACCGCATCGCAATGGGTGGGCATTCCCTTTGTTAATGCCACGACTGCGCCGACGTTGCCGTTGTCGCCGCACCGCAGGTCGCAATGGGTGGGCATTCCCTTCGTCAATGCCACATGGTGGCCGGCAAGTGGCACCTCATGGCCTGGGTCGGACCGCAACGGGCGGGCATTCCCTTTGTCAATGCCACCGGGTTGAGTCCCTGGGCGCCCCAGGGCCCGGGAAGGTATCGCAATGGGTGGGCATTCCTTTTGTCAATGCCACGCCTTGTGATCGACTTCGATGGCAAGGCAAGTCAGGCAGGCAAGCAAAAACAAACCATCCTTTTAAGGAGCACTAAAGTGGACACACACCACCACAACCACCGCCACAACCACCACAACCGGCACTGGCATCTACTGCGTGCGTTCCTTAATGCCGTGATTCATGAGTCCTTCGAGCATCGAAGCGCAGAGCTGGAATGGATGTCCAGGGCCGATGTAGTATATGTTGATACACACAGCTGTGAAGCAAAGGCGCCGCTTTTGCAGGTTGACCATTGCACCGCAGTTTCAGATCTGCTGTACAAGGCTCGCAGTCTTGGCTCCTGTTCGTCTGACCACGTTCACGAGATAGTCAGCAAAACCCTCGCTTCTTCTGACGATCCTGATGCGCGCGTACGCGTCGCCTTCTCGAAACTGCAAAACGGTACGGCGCCCTTTCTCACAAGGTACGAATTGAAAGAGGACGGCAGCATCGTTTTCTGTGGCGTGCATGACTTTGGCGTTATGCTGCAGGACGGCGAGACAGGCTAGGCAGGCCTGGCAGGCACGGCGAGACGCCAGATTCACGCTGGTGCACGCCTGCCCGATCGAAAATCAATCCACCGGGGCCTTAGCCAGCCCCATCTAAACACCAGCGCCGACACGGCGAAAGGAGTATAAAAATGGCTAAAGCAAAGAGCAACGACGGCATCCAAATCCAGACCGTCACCCGCGGGACGCTCACGGCGTACGTCGTGGGAACGACCCCGCTCATCTGCAACTGCATGTCCGCAAAGGCCCGGCATGAGATCCTGATGCCGGACAAAGCGAGCAAGCGCAAAAGCGCCAGTCTCAAGCACGACGTGATGCAGGAGTTCCACGACAGCGTCTACACCGACCTGTCCGACAAGGCTCCGACCTTGATCACCGGTCTTTCCGCGTGGTTCAAGGCTGCGATGGTGGGCGCCACGGTGGACATGCCGGACGCCAGCAAGGCCGGCATCGGCCGCAACGTGTGGGTGCGCGGTGAGCGCGTGCACGTCTACGGCGCGCCGAAGCTGCTGATGAGCGTCGTGCGCAGTGCCGGGATGAACAAAACGCCGGACATGCGGACCAGGGCCATCATCCCGGAGTGGGCTTGTGCGGTCGAGATCGAGTTTGCATGTCCGCAGCTGACGGCCAAGGCTGTCGGTGAGCTGCTGGCCACGGCCGGTATCGTGATGGGCGTCGGCGACTGGCGGCCGGAGAAGGGGAGCGGGAACTACGGCCAGTTTAAGGTCGTGCCGCAGTCCAACCGTAAGCTGCAGCAGATCATGCGCATCGGACGCAAGCAGCAGCTGCAGGCGATGCAGGATCCGCAGCCGCACGACGACGAGACGCAGAAGCTGCTCGCGTGGTACGAGGGCGAGCTGCAGCGGCGCGGGCTCGCCTGAGTCGTGAAAGGTGTTGGTGCGGTATGGCAAGGCAGGCGCGGCTCGGCTGGGCGGGGCGAGGCTCGGCTGGGCCCGGCACGGCAAGGCAGGCAAGGCTCGGCGTGGCCAGGCGAGGCTTGGCAAGTCCCGGCAAGGCAGGCAAGGCGTGGCTGGGCGCGGCCGGGCTTGGCACGGCCAGGCAAGGCAGGCACGGCAGGCAAGGCCCGGCAAGGCCCGGCGTGGCCCGGCGTGGCCCGGCGTGGCCCGGCAAGGCAGGCAAGGCTGGGCTAGGCCAGGCGCGGCTCGGCTGGGCATGGCAAGGCAGGCATGGCGTGGCAAGGCGAGGTTTGGCGCGGCAAGGCAGGCACGGCAGGCATGGCGGGGCATGGCGGGGCGGGGCGTGGCGTGGCGTGGCAAGGCACCAAATAACCAGTAACCAAAACACAGAAAGGAGCCAGAGATGGCAGCCAAACTAAAAGACAGGGCGGCGAAGATCACAGCGCGCGACAAGCGCGTCCGGCAAATCTACAAGAAGGCCGGCAAGGTGCTGCGTCCGGAAGATATCATCGAGGACGCGCGCGATCCCAAGAGTCCGCTGCACGACTCTTTCGAGTGGGACGACTCCAAGGCTGCACACGCCTACCGTATGGAGCAAGCCCGCCGCCTCATCCGGGAAATCCGGGTGGACGTGGAATACAACAGCCACGAGATCACAGCGCCGGTCTACGTGCAGGACACCCGGCGGGACAAAGGCTACATAGCGGCCGAGGACCTGAAAAGCGACAGGCAGCACGCAGCGGAGTGTCTGGCGCGACGGCTCCGCGCGTGCTACAGCGACCTGGCCGCCAACCGCGAGCTGGCCAGCAAACTCGAGCTCAGCGACGCATTCGACCGGTTCCTTGACGGCTTGGAAAAGCTGCGGGAATTGGTGGGCGCGGCGTAGCCTGGTGTGGCTTGGTAGGGTGCGGCAGGCACGGCAGGGCGCGGCAAGGCAGGCGAGTCGCGGCTTGGCCGGGCATGGCACGGCATGGCGCGGCAGGCGCGGCAGGCGTGGCTGGGCAAGGCGTGGCGGGGCTGGGCAAGGCAGGCGCGGCTTGGCATGGCCGGGCAAGGCAAGGCACGGCGAGACGCGGCACAGATAACCAAAAAAGCCAACACAGCAACACGGGGAGAATACAGTGAGCGAAACCCTTACCATCCACGACCTGGCCCGCCGCCTGCGCGAAGCCGCGCCCGGCTGCCTCATTTACTACAGGCTGCCGGATGACGAACCCGGCCACAGCATCACCGAGACGCAGGGGCTGACCTCGCGCGAGCAGGTGGCGCTGGCGGTGCAGATCCTGATGTCGTGGGCCGACGATGAGGGCCTGGATTACGACGATGTCCTCGGCGCCATGACCGTCGCGCAGCTGTGCGAGCGCATGGGGATGGTGGAGGACGAGCCTGTGCACGTCGCGGCATCTTGCGCGCACTGCGCCCATCGGGCGCCCACGCCTGCCGATGATCCGTGCGCGATTCTGTGTCGCCGCCACGAGGCTGTCATGCCGCGCACGCTGGTGTGCGCCGAATTCACGCCACGCCTGCGGGTGACGTCGTGAGTCATCAACTGCATGCCGCCTTGGACGCCGCCGAGGAGCGCGCGGCCCAGGCAGAGGCAGCCGAGATCCGCGTCGGCTGGCAGCGCCGCTATGCGCTGCGTGAGCGCGACCGCTGGCGGCGCCGGTTCCGCGTGCTGCTGGTAACCAATTTGATCGTGTGGTGCGCCCTCGCCGTGTTGGCGGCGGTGTACTATTTCCCGCAAATCCGCAGCGCGCAGCCGCTGCACATGACCCTAGAGGAGTATTAGAGATGAAAGAGCCAACCGCGCCCGCAGTCGGGCCGACCAACGGCGTAGGGCAAGGCTTTGCCCTGGCCCTGAATCCGCGGTCGGCGGAAGACGCGATGAAGTGCGCCGACTGGATGGCGAAATCCAGCCTGGTGCCGAAGGCTTACGCTGGGAAGCCGGCTGATATCGTCATTGCCGCGGCCATGGGCGCACGCCTCGGGCTGGACCCGTTCAGCGCGCTCGCTGGTATTTCCGTCATTAATGGCCGCCCCGCTTTGTGGGGCGACTCGATGCTGGCGGTGTGCCAGCAGCGCCCCGACTGGGGCGGAATGACGGTGGAGTGGTCTGGTGAGGGCGACGCGCGCACTTGCGTAGTCACTGTGCGCCGCAAGGGGGTGCCGGACTACCCTGGCCGGTTCGGCGTCGCCGATGCCAAGCAGGCAGGCCTTTGGGGTAAGCAGGGTCCGTGGCAGCAATATCCTGAACGCATGATGGAGGTGCGCGCGCGCGCATTCGCACTGCGGGGCCAGTACGCTGATGCGCTCGCTGGCTTCCACGCCCGCGAAGAGCTCGACGACGGCATGCTGCGTGAGGCGGAAGGCACCGTGGTCGCTGATCCGCAGCCGGCGCGCACCGGTGGCCAGGCCACAGCGCAGCAGCAGCCATCCCAGCAAGCCGCAGCGTCGGGCCGCCCCAAGCGTACGGCGCCGGCGGCCGAGCAGCAGCCGTCCGAGCACCCGGCGATCGAGCACGCCCGTGGCCTGTACCAGCGCGTGAGCAGCGAGGACGCGACCAAGGCGGCCAATCTATTCGCGCGTGTGTCGCGGCTCTATGGCGCCGACAAGCCGCCGGAAATTGCCGCTGATCGACTCGACGATTTCGGCCAGGCCATCGCCGACCTGGCCAAGGCAGCCGGCCTCGAGGACATGCTGGCGACCGTCGACCAGTGGGAGGCCGAGGTAGCGGCCATGGACGGGGGTGACGCATGAGCCCTGCCCCCGTCATCGTCCGCCACGAGATCCCAGCCGAGATCGTGGCGCTGAGCCCTGAGACCGTGGCCGAGGTTGCCCGCCTGCTCGCGTCTGCCGAGGCGTGTGATGTCACCGATTTGCCGTCGCTGGAGGTCGCCGAGCATCTATTCCGCGACATCGACGCGCTTGGCAAGTCTATCAGCGCCCAGCGCCTGGAGGTCACGCGGCCCCTTGACGCTCTCAAAAAACAGATAATGGCAGCCGAGCGCGACGCCACCAAAGCCCTGCAGCAGCGTCGCGAAGCGCTCGGCGGCCAAGTGCTGACGTTCCGTCGCAAGCTGGAGGCCGAGCGCCGCGAGGCCGAGCGCCGGGCTCGCGAGGAGGCCGAGCGTCGAGAGCGCGAGCGCCTGCAGCGGCAGCGCGAGCGGGAGGAGGCGGCACGCCGCGAGGCTGAGGAGCGTGCGGCGGCCGAAGCCGCACTTTTCGGCGGCGAGCCAGAGCCCGCGCCGGTGGTCGTGGAGCCGGAGCCCGAGCCGGAGCCCGAGCCGGCCGTGGCGATGCCTGCGGTGCCGGATGCGCCGGCGGCCGTGCGCGCCGTGCGCCGGACGCGCGTCGATATCTACGACGAGGCGGCGCTGGTCCGTGCCGCGTGCCAGTCTGGCGACGGGCGCCTGTACGGGCGCCAGGTGCTGACGATCGACAAGCGCGCCGCTGAGGCGCTGGCCAAAGCCGGCGTCGAGGTGCCCGGCGTGCGCCTGGTCGAGGTCGAGAGCATCGCGTCTAGCGGGAGGCGGTGAGGCATGACCCTCCCTGAGCGCCTCGAATACATCCGCCCGTCCAGTATGGCCGCCATCGAGCTCTGCCCAGGCAGGGCGCTGATGGAGGCACGCGCATGTGCGCTGGTGCCGGCGCTGCGGGACGCATGCAGCCCGGCCGCGCGCCAGGGAACCCTGGGCCACGAGGTCGTGGCGCAGACGCTGTCGCTCATCTACCAGCGGCCGGACGGGTGGATGGATCTCGAGGCTGCCCAGACGCGCATGGCGCACGCCTTCGATTCGCTGGACCCATGGAGCCGCGACAGTGCGCGCCGGTGCCTGAGCTACGGCGTAGCGCTCGTGGACCGCGAGGTGGCGCGGGTGGGCCAGGCCGGCGTGCATCTGTCCATTGAGCGGCATTTGTCCGGCCAGGGCATCGATATCGGTCGGGGTGGCACTGCCGACTTGGTAATCGTCACCGACGACAAGGCGGTGGTCGCCGACTGGAAGCTGTGTTTCCTCAGTCAGGGAGATGCGGCCGACCACCTGCAGCTCGCGTGTTACGCCGTCATGGCGTGGGACAAATACCAACCCAAGGCGGTCGAGATCCACCTGGCCAACGGCCGCCGGCGCGAGTGGTCGAGCGCGATCTATGATGCGCACGCCATCGACCTAGCGCGCGATCGCGTGCAGCGCGCTGTTGCCGCTGCGCGGGCCGAGTGTCCACATCTGTCAGCAGGCATCGACCAGTGCCGCTACTGCAAGGCGCTGCCGCTCTGTCGCGCAGCGCGGGAGAGGATCATGCACGCAGCCCACAGCCAAGCGCTGTTTGGCGCGCAACCCGAAGACCGGATCCGTCTGGCTGAGGACGCCGCGCTAGCACGCAGGTTCGCCGAGGAGGCCAAGAACCTGCAGAAGATGTGGCGCAAGGAATTACGGACCAACCAATCACCCTCACATCAAGGAGCAATTCAGTGAGTCAAGAACAGACCATCCATGAACCGCCGGCCCTCCACATCGGCCAGCGGGTGCGCGATCGCCAGAGCGGCGACAAGGGCACCGTGATCGACATCAGCCATTGGAGCGACGAAGATCAGGATCACTTGGTGCCGGTGGCATTCGATAACGGCGAGGAGTTCAACGTCGGCATGCGGCTGCTGGTGATCGAGCCGACGGCCGAGCAGCCGCAGCCGGCGCATCGGCAGGCCGTGGTCGTCTACGCCGGCGATCCGATGACGGCAGAGGGCCAGTCGTGTATCTGGGGCCTGGGCGCCACTAATGACGCGGCGCTGGCCGACGCGCGGCGGTGGATCCAGGACACGGACGGCGCCACAGACGAAGGGCTGCAGTGCGCGCCCGCCGATGAGGCATTGGCGGACTACATCGGCCGCGAAGGCACGCCTCCGCATGGACAGTGGTCGTTGCGCGACGGACGGGCAGTGCTGGTACCGCCGCCGTGGGCCGGCACGTCTGCACAGGAGGAGGCGCCGCCTGTCGAGAGCGTCTCAGACGACACGCCACCGCCGCCCGAGGAGGCGCCGGATATTCCGGCTGCGGACGAGGCGACCGAGGCCCCGGAGCCGGTACACCAGGTGGTGCAGGGCGAGGCGTCCGAGGTCGAGGCGCTGCGGGAGCGCGATAGCCAACTGCGCGCGCTCGCCAAGGTGCATCGGGATTTGCGCACTCAGGCCGCAGACCTGCAGACGGAGCTGAACGGGCTGCGCCAGCGGATGAAGGACATCACCCAGCGCATGGAAGACCTAGCCATCGACCAGGTGCAGACGCGATTCCTGAGCGCTGACGGCACGGTCGAGAGCGAGGTCGCCGACCTGTTCCAAGGCCAGGACGGTGACGACGATGCTGGCGACGTCGACCCCGAGGCCGAGACCCAGCGCATCGAGCGGGCCGATGACGCCGACCAGGCCGAGCGCCGCGTCAGCCTCGCCGATCTGGGCGGCACGGTGGAGGAGCTCGACGCGTCCTATCGCAGCGCGCCGCCATCAGACGTCGACGCGCCGGCCAAGGTCACGGTGGTCGACCGGCCGGATCGCGCGTACCTGGTCGTTGACTGCGTCGATGACGAGCAGGGCGACGGCGACATCTACTCCCTTGCCCCGCTCTACACGCGCGACGAGTGGCAGCAGCTGCACGGCGAGGCGATCGGCGGCACGCTGCGGGGACCAGCCGACGGATTGCAGACGTACGTCGAGGCGCACGGGCGCTTGGCCGGCGTCGAAGTCAAGGTCGGCCGTCGCATCATGGTAGTCGGGCCCGATGGCGACTGGCTTAGCGTCGCGGTTCCGGCGGGCGAGGAGTAGGACCACCCGACGCGCCCAACCCAGCGATCAGCGGCGCGTAAGCGTCCGCTGAATTGCCTGGTTAGGCCAGGCCAATCACCCAGGAGTACACTATGCATATGACCGCAACCCTGTCGCCATGCCGAACATATCGGTACGACCTCACCCGCCGATGGGGCGAGGGCCCGCTATGTGCTTTCATTGGGCTCAATCCCTCGACTGCGGATGAGACGACCGACGATCCCACCATTCGCCGGTGCATCGGATTTGCTCGCGATTGGGGATGTGGCCAACTGGTGATGCTGAACGCATACGCCTACAGAGCGACCAACCCCCGCGATATGAAGCGATCCGCAGACCCAATAGGCCCAAACAACGACGCCGCCCTCCGCTGGTGGTCTGGAAAGGCCAGTGTGGTGGTTGCAGCATGGGGGACCCATTGCGATCCATCGCGAGCCCAGGCGATTCGGGCGATGATCCCTGAACTACATTATTTGCGCCTGACCAAGCACGGACAACCGTCGCATCCGCTGTATTTGCCCAGGGCGCTTACGCCACAGCCGTGGCCCCACGACGCCTAACCCCAGCGATCAGCGGCGCGTCAGCGTCCGCTGAATTGCCTGGTTAGGCGAAGGAGATAGACATGGCAGACATTGATCGAACACAACTAGAGGCTGCTGCGCGGCGCCTTCGTGATGCAGAGTGGATCGGAGCGACGATCGACTCGTGCACTGGTGACATCTTGCCACCTACGGGCGATATGGGAGAGCTGATGCATGCAGGGATTCAGGCGCGCAGTGCCATCCTTGCCGCACTGCGCGCCCATCCGGCGCAGCCGGTAAATGCGTCGACGCTTGGGTCGTATTGGGCGGGATACTGCCCGACCTGTGCGTGGCGCGGCAGTAGCGAGCACGCTGACGGTGGAGAGCCCACCATGGCTGGCGATTTCAGTGAGGTGATTTGTCCAATCTGTGGCACGGAGCTGGAAGAAACGAAAACCGCCTAACCCCAGCGATCAGCGGCGGCGGAGCCGTCCGCTGCATTGCCGTTGTTAGGTGTGAACACGGAGAGGACGACATGAGCCACCCAATACTAAAGACATATGTCTATTGTGAAGATAAAGTGTTCTTCGTGAGCACTATAGAGCGAGAATATGATACTTATGAAGGCACGTTCGGCGGCGAGGAAACTATCGCCTGGGAGATGGATGGGGAAGCCCGAGGCAAGCAGATATACCAAGGCGGCGGAATGCAGTCGCACTTTGACGTATGCCGCAGACTGGCCTTAGATGGGCATACGGACCCATATGACGACTGACACCTAACCGACCAAGATCAGTGGCGCCACGAAGTGGCGTCCGCTGGAGCGCCTTGTTGGGCGGCAGTTCCGGCGATTCACCAACCTAATAGCCCACGGGAGCAACAAATGGAACCTTGTTACACGCACACGACAAAGATCGGGCCAGCTCCGAAGGCCGATGATGACGGCGGTAATCCGTGGATCCATCGGTGGCACTACAGCGATGGATCGTACCGAGACGTGGTGGTCGGTGCATTACACAGAGCGGGGTAACCTGCAGGGCGGTGGACACAAGGACACGAGGCCGCCTAACACCCCTGATCAGAAGACACCTCTATGAACAGCATTAGAAAGACTCCCATGCTAATTGAGATCAATGCCGGCCACACCATCATTACGGTGGACCGTATCGCCGCAGTCCATGCCACCACCAGCGGGCGCACGAAATCGCTGTCGGTCCACGTCGCGCACTCAGCGCCGCTGCATATCCCGTACGGCGAGGATGCGGACCGCTGCGCCGCCGATCTGCATCGGCTGAGCGAGGCGCTGCGTGAGCTGCACGGCCGGCCTGCAGAGACCTGCCAGGAGGTGGTCGACCAGATCATGAGCGAGCCGCATCCGGATGGGGGGCCGTGGTGATACGCCTCGAGGCCCTGCCCCTGCCATGCCCGGTCAATGCCATGTGGCGCTCCATCCAGACCGGCCGCTATTCCCGCACGGTGCTGTCGAAGCGCGCCCGCGAGCGCCGCGACCTCATCGTCGAGCAGATCCACCAGCGGCTGGGTGGACGGCCTGAGCCCATGGCAGGCAGCGTGGCGGTGCAGATGACTGTCACGCCGAGGGACAAGCGCACGCCGGACGTGGACGCCCACATCAAACACCTCCTGGACTGCCTGGCGCATGCCGGGATTTACGAGGACGACCGACAGGTGACCGCCGTGTACGTCGAGCGGATGCCGACGCCGCAGCACCCGGGCAGTGTGACGGTGGAGGTGTGGCCGATCCACGATGACCCACCGCCGGCCGACGAGGCGGGGCAGACCGAGCTGGCGTTCGACGTGGTGGACGACGCCGCGATCGCCGTCAGCACGCCAAGAGGACGCCCGCCAGGGCCGGTCGTAGAGGAGGAGGCGCCATGGTGACTACACAGACCGATCGCGCAGCAGGAGGAGGACCGCCAAGCGGCTTGGCGCTGGCCCTGGTGACCGGAGTGCACGCCGACCCTGCACCGGTGACCTGCGCGACCCACATTGTCGAGGTGCCGCCCGATGAGGTGCTGCGCCGCATCGATCCGCGCACCGGCCACGCCGTCGAGCGCTGCCACGCCCGATGCGTGGCGCGCGGCGAGACCGTGAGCTACTGCGACAGGCGCTGGCGCGTCGTCAAGGCCGGGCGCTGGGGCGCCTGGCTGGTGTGGTCTGACTCCGTGGTGCAGCGGACGCAGGAGGGCAGCACCTCGTGAGTCCACCACGCATCCGACCGCATATCCCAGCGCAATCCTACCGCCCGGCTGCGCACGACCGCACGCCGGGCGATCGCGTGCTGGTTCAGACCTGTGCCGGCGACCTGGTCAGCCTGCGCGGCACCGACTCCGTGGTGCGGCGCGTGCGCGCCAGCGGCGAGCCCGGGCGCGGCATCCGCATCGTCGCCGACGCCTCGACGGCCGTCGCCGGCGAGATCATCGAGAAGCGAGGCCCGCGTGGCTTCGCGTGGGGGATGGTATTGCAGCGATGAGCATCGAGACACCTTCCCCCGCACAGACATCAGAGCCACGTGGGCGCATCGACTTCGCGCGCATCAACCTCGAGGCGCTACGGCGCTTGCCCGACCTGGTCGCGGACTGGTATCCGGCCGGACGCGCCCAGGGGGCCGAGTGGCGCACCGGGTCACTGCGCAGCGATGAGATGGGTGCGTCAGCGGCCATCAACCTGGAGACCGGCCGCGCCAAGGACCACGCCAGCGAGGATGCGGCCGGCGATCCGGTGGGCCTCTACGCGCTGCGCTACGACCTCAGTAATGGGGAGGCCGCCGAGGAGCTCGCGCGCTGCCTGGGCATCGAGGCGCGGCCACAGCGCCAGCGCCGGGGACGTCCGCCGTGTGAGCCGTCGGCTCACGATGTGAGCCAGCGTCTCACATCACAAAACGAGAGCGAGAGCGATGCGGTAAGCGCGGAGCAAGAGCGACCCGCCGGCCTGACCCTGCTGCAGTACTCCGAGGCCAAAGGGTTGGATGAAGCCCTGCTGCGCCGCTGGGGACTGCGCGACGGCAACCATGGTCGTACGCGATCAGTCGTGATGCCGTACAAGGGGCCGGACGGCGAGACGCTCGCTCTGCGCCACCGCGTGGCGATCAGCGGCGGCGACAAGTTCCTCTGGCGCAAGGGTGATAAAGTAAACGTCGCCGGCCTGTACGGGGTGTGGATGCTCCGATGGTGGCGGAAGGACGGCAAGCGCCGGCTGTGGATCGTCGAGGGCGAGAGCGATTGCCATACGCTCTGGCAGGCCGGTGAGGCGGCACTGGGCGTGCCTGGAGCCACGACCATCGCCAAGCATCCGGAGTGGCTCCAAGCTGCCGATGGCTTCGACGAGGTGGTGGTCGTGCACGAGGGCGGAACGGCCGCTGAAGGTCTGGTGCACGCCGTGCGATGGAGCTGCGTGCGTGATCGCTTGTTGGTGGTAGATATTCAGGCCGAGGTTGACACCGAATCCAAGGACCCCAGCGCTCTATGGGAGCGGTGCGGACAGGACAAGGAGGCGTTCCGGGCGAAGCTCGACATGGCGCTGGAGACTGCGGTCGACGCGGACGGTAAGGCCGTAGACCAGGCGCCACCTCTGGCCCCACCTCGAGAGTGGACACCCATCGTTGACCGCGACCTGGCACCGCGACCGTGGTTGTACGGAAATATCTGCATTCAAGGGGAAATCACCATCATGCAGAGTCCTGGAGGCATGGGCAAGTCCACGCTCATGCTCGCAATGGCGGTCAGCGTGGCGATTGGCGAGGATCTGCTAGGCAATCGTAAGATCTACGGCGGGCCGCAGGCGGCTCTCTATTGGTCCGGCGAGGACTCGTGTGACGAGATCGCACGCCGGGTGTTCGCGATATGCAAACATTACCGCATCGACCAGGAACGGTTGCAGGGAAAGCTGTTCTTCGCCTCGGCACTCGATGACGAACACGCCATGGTCATCGCGTGCCAGGATGGCAACGATGTGGTGGTCGCCGAGCCGGTGGTGGGACTCCTGCACGACATCCTCTCAGAGCGGCAAATCCGGTTGCTGATCATCGATCCCATGGTGGCGTTCCATGAGTGCGAAGAGAATGCGAATGGTCCAATGAACCAAGTCGCACGGGCATGGAAACACATCGCCCGCACCGCGGAATGCGCTATCGCCGCCGTCACGCACACGCGCAAGCTCGGGTTCGGCGAGAACACCGCCGACAGCAACCGCGGCGCCAGCTCGATGCGTGATGCCTGCCGCGTGCAGCTAACGCTCAACGCCATGACCGAGGACGAGGCCAGCAAGGCCGGCGTGCCGAAGGAGCAGCGATGGCGCCACCTGCGCATGGATACCCGTAAGAGTAACCACGCGCCGCCCAGCGAGTTCGCGACATGGTTCCGACTGGAGTCGGTGACCCTGCGCAATGGCACCGACGACTACCCGGATGACAGCGTCGGCGTGCCGGCGCCATGGCAGTGGCCCGGGGTGCTGGACGATGTCACGAAGGACGACATCGCCCGCCTGCTGGGTGCGATGCGCAGCAGCACGGACGTGCGGGCCGACTCACGAGCCAAGGAATGGTTCGGGAACCTGGTCGCCGAGGTCTTCGGGTGGGATCTGGCCGAGGACCGACCGCGGGTGCTCAAGGCGATCAAGGAGTGGGAGGCGAGCGGGATGATCCGCAGGGCGGCGGTGGAAGATGATTGGCGCCATAAGAAGATCGTATTCCTTCCCGGGGAGAAGCCCGAATGACCACCAATGTGCGGCAGTGCGGCAGTTGGATTTGCGGCAGTCATGGGACTGGCGCAAGCGGTGCGCTAGTGACGGCCGTTTGGGGGTCTCTCTCCCGTAGGGAGAGACCCCAACTGCCGCACTGCCGCAACGGGGGTCGGATGCAGCCCAGGCAGGTGCGGCAGTGCGGCAGTCAGGATCCCGGAGCGCGTGGCCTGCGTGAAGCACACGATCGAGATCGACTGCGAGGAAGGCGATGTCGGTGTCGTCGTCCAGACGAGCGGCTAGGATCTGAGAGCACACACCGGGCCAGTGGCCCACAGCGCCCCGACCGGGGAAAGGAAACCAATGAGCAAGGACAACAGCGGCATGGCCGAGCGGCCGGCTATTACCAAGTCGGCACAGCAGCCGGCGAAGAAGTCACAGAATGGCCGCGGCAGCAGCGCGCCAAGCAAGGCGGCCGTGGACATGATGCGACTGCACGATGCCATGCGGCATCGTCAGGCGGCGCATCTGCCGGAAATTGCCGAAGACCTCGGCATGGACATTGACGCGTGCCTGGAATTGGCCCAGGCGTGCCCGACCATCAATGCGCGCCACAGCATCAGTGGATGGAGCCTGCGGCTTGTCGCGCGGGATATTACCGTTGACCAAGCCAACGACGCATGTGACAGGATCGCGTCCAGGCATGACGACGCTGGATTCATCACCGTCGCAGAGGCCGAACGGCTGGCGGGCAGGGATGCCCTGGAACGAGCGCTCAATGGCGGCATGATCCAGACACGTGTGCTCGCTGGTCGTATTGCGGTTAGGCAGGCTGACATCGAAGACGTGATCAAGGGGGGCTGACCGTGTACGTGCTGCCACAGACGCCAGTATCCTGTCTGATCCTCCACGCGCTTGGGACGGCCGGTGAACCGCTGTCCACTGATGCGCTCGCACGCGCAGTGCGCAGGGAGCGGGCGTCTGTGGCTGCCGCCATGACCAGGCTGCAGGCGCAAGGTCTCGTCGTGCGATGCACCCAGCGGGGCGAGTGGTCACTCGGACACCACCGCGACCTGAGAGCCGAGGTGGTGGCCCTGCTTGGCGGACGGCCGGTGACCGTGGCGTCGCTGGCTCGTCGGCTGGGCGTGCCCAATCCCGCGGTGCGACGCGTGCTCCGCGACCTCGAGAAGGCAGGGCATGCGACCAGGCTCACGACTGTCGGTCCATGGCGCGTGCGGGAGGAGGGGGACCCAGACGTGCCGCCGTACGCCGACTGGTGGGAGGAGGACCCCGCCAGCCGGCGGTGGTACCCGACACCGGTGGCGTGTCCAAAAACTCAACATATGTCGAGATAGTGGACACCATGGCGGACACTGCGGCGCTTTCTGGGTCCTTCGTAGGGGGTGGTGCCGCTCTGGAC